GCAGAAAATGCCATGAGAAATGCAGCTATACCTGCACCTACAGCACCCATTCCTAAAGCAACTTTTGCAGGACTACCAATTGTTCCTATTAGACCACCTGCTCCAAGTAATGCACCTAGTGTAATAAGTGCTTGTTCACTAAGACCCCCTATTGCATCACCAAAACTCTCTATGGCTGCAGGTAGTGCTGTAAAATCTGTTCCTAAAAATGCCATTGCAGCATCACCTGCAGCAAGTCCTACAAAGAATCCTGCAATACCAGCACCTATTGCAGTCATACCAAATCCAACTTTTAATGCTGATGCTTTATTTGTATATGATGTTATGAATGATAACCCAAAGATAACACCAAGAGCTGCTAATGTCTGAGTATCCAAAGAATTAATAATATCACCAAATCCACCTACAACTGTTTTTAATCCTTCTAAATTTAAACTACCTGATAATACATCCACATTTTCGAGTATAGCACTACCTGCAACTAAACCACCAAAGAATGCTGTAATTGCAATACCTAGTGAAGCAATAGCAAGACCCATTGCTTGACCTTTTAATCCTGTTTTGAAACTTGCAACTGTTGCTGCACCTATAAGTGAGCCTAATACAATCATTGTTGCGGGTGACATTTCACTTATAACACTATCAAATCCTGCAACTACACTTTTAAATCCATTAAAATCTGTACCACCAGTTAATGCACTAATACCCTCTAGAACAGAATCACCTAACAGTAAACCACCAAAGAATGCTGTTATCGCTGCACCCATGAGACCTACACCTAATGCCATTTTTGTAGGACTACCACCACCTTTTGATGCAATGGCAGCAGCACCTATAATGCCACCTAATGCGACCATTCCTGCTGGAGATAACTCTTGAACTATCTCTGAAAATCCTTTTGCAGCTTTTTTAGTGGCATCAAAATCAAAATCAAATCCTGCTTCTTTTGCAACACCTAGTGCTTGATTACCTAATACTAAACCACCAAAGAACGCTGCGATTGCAGCACCCATTAATGCAATTCCAGCAACACCTTTAAGTGCGGCCCCAGCAAGAGCACCTGCACCAGCAAGTAGTGCTAGTTTTTTACCCCCACCTTTTTTATCATCTTCAGTACCATCTCCACCGCCGCCGGCAGTACCTGGTGTTTGACCTTGATTAAGTAATGCTAGTCTCTCTTGTTCGAGAGCCATTTTTTCATTAACTTTAAATGATTTTTCTAATGATTCATGTATATCAGTAAGAGAAGAACCTTCTAATGTAGATGATGCTTTTAAACTCATTAGCATCTCTGTAAGAATACTATTTTGTTTAGTAAATTGTAAACCTAAAGACTGACCAAAAGACCTATTTTGTGATTTAATAATTTGGCTAAAAGATTCAACAAATGATGTTGTTTGCTCTTCTACCACAGCACGATTATCACTTTTATTTTCTTCTAGTTTATTAATTACGTCTTTAAAATCAGCCATAGTTTACTATTTCTTTTTTCCTGAATATGCTTGTGAACCAAAAAATGCAGCAACAATACCTGCAACAGCAACAAAATATGTTGGTGCCATATCTCCAAGTATTTTACTTGCAGTTTCTAGTCCTGCAACAACTGATACAACTATTGCCATAGGATATAATAACAATCCTGCTAATGCAAACCATGTCATCTTACGTTGTGCATCTCTCATGGCATCAGCATCTTCTAATTCTTTACGCTTAAACTCCATGTACATTTTGTGCTCTTCAGCACTTACTTTACCATCACCGTTTGTGTCTGCCGGGTGATGTTCTTTTTTTACTTCATCAGCCATATTATCTCCTTTTAGCCTGTGCCTCTCTCATTCGTTTATTTTCTGTTTTCACATGTTCGTTTAACATAGTCAAATATATTTCTCTTTCAAAAGGTATCATGTTTTCAATTTCAGTCAACGACCAATGATGTAATTGTATCATTTGAAAGTTTAATTGATAATAGGCCTCTAAATCAATATGTGAGAGGCCTACTAAAAAAAACTTTGCATACCTTGTAGGGTGACCTTACCTTTCTTTTTTGTTTTAGGATTTGTCACATTCACAACATGCTTTAATCTAGGCATTGTTGTAAAAAACATTTGAATCTTTGCAAACTGTTCTTGTGTAAGATTCTCTAAAAATTCCTCAAGTTCTTTCTGTTCTAAGTCTGATGCTTCATATGTTTCTACACCATCAATAATTTGATGAATACATTTTGTAGTCATTGATATAATTGATTCAGCAGTCATGTTTTGAACATTTGCTCCACTAAATGTTTTGATTGTAGGGTATGCCATAACTACTTTAACGCTGTCTGTAAGTTCAACAACATTATTATGGTCATCATCTACTTCAACTTCTAATTTAGCTAAATCAACTGTGGTCTTAACTTTTGTCTCATTATCATCTGGACAAGTGACCATGATATCAACTTTTTCACCTACAGATTTAGAGCGTATTTTTAAAAAAATATATTCTATATCAAATGATGGTAATTGTTCTACTTTTACTTTATTAAAAGTGCAGTTTTGTATTACTTGTACTAACGCATCAGAAATTTCTGTTTGTACGTCAGATTGTTGTGCTTGTAATAGTATCTTTTCTTCTTTTACAAGAAAAGGTCTATATTTTACTTTTTCATCCGTACTAGGGATGTTCAACTCAAATGTTTGTGTATTTAATTTAGGCAAAGCCATAATTTATCTCCTTTATATACTAAAATGTAATTGGTGGAAATACTTTACCACCAAATACTTTCCCAATTGGAATAGATCGTTTCAATTGATTGATAACGCCTCTTCCTGTTCTTCTTAATTCAGGTGGGAATCCCGATAAGAATCCGCCGCCTGGTTTTACAACACCAGAAGATAGTCCACCTACCTTACCCGTGCTATCTACATCTAGATCAAAGTTTAACCAATCTCTATATGAGAATGTCACATTAATTTGTACATATTGATTTTGAGAACCACTGTCGTATTGTATTTCACCAATTGCTGATGGAAAACATTCTCTCATTCTTACACCATATGTTACACTATCTCTGTCGTTTAAATCTTCAAATTGACCTAACTGAAATATATCTAGATTACTTATATAATTATCATAGAAGTTAAACATACCATTTACATTATCATACATGGTAGATTGCCAAACTTCAAAAAATTGTCTTAGTCTTAAAAATTTATCACCAATAAATGTTGCAGTCACATCACTATATTGTACTTGTGTTGGATACTTGTATGGAGCACCTGCAATACGATACGGACTTGTGTTAAATGTTCTTCCTGGCATTGTAATATTTGTACACATTAAAGTAATCATTGGGGCTAAGTCTCTTTCATATTGTAATGGTTCTGCTCTTTTTGCATCAGCCGCCCCAGGCACACCACCTACAAATGCTTCATCAGCACTAAATGGAATATCTCTTTCTTTTAATGCTTGTGTGAGTACATCATTCTTAGGTAAACCTATGTTAACTAGAAAGCGAGTATTACGAGCAACACCCTCTGCTTTAGATATTGCTGATCTAAAACGATTAAGTGTTGTTTCTGGATTAGCTCTTTGTTTTATTCTAGGATCACCAGGTATATTATCATATTCTCTACCTCTTGGCAACCCTATTCTTATATCAAAGGGTCCTACTCTTTTACCGCCTCTAAATATTGCCATTTTATACTTTATGTTTCTTTCTGTTTTTTAAATGTGCTGCTTCTATATCATCTTTATTCTGTCCGTAATATGGTACAGCATGTCCTACTTTACACATAAGACTATTAACACTTACACCATCACACCAAACATCACCAAGAATACGACCAAACTTTCCAGTCTCATCACCCTTGTATGTTTTGATTACAATACGAGAAGCACTTTTTAAATGTTCTTGTAAAAACTTTTTAGATAGAAGACCATATTTCTTTTCTTCTAAATCTCTTGTACGACTTTCTGGTGTATCAATACCATACAATCTTACTCTTTGTTTATACAGTATATCAAAGCCCATGTCAAGTATTACATCAATGGTATCACCATCAACTATCTTTGTGACTTTGCTTACTCTATAACTAAAATCTGTTGGATCACCTAACTTATTCATTAAATCATTCCTCTACTATCACGCCATACTCTACTTGCACTTGCCTTTTTAAATTGTGCTACTGGCATAAAGATTGCAGGCGCATAATCATCTTCTTCCAGTTCTAAAAATCCACTTACGAATTGTCTCTTTAAATAATGTTTGATTGTTGGTTTAACTTCTCTTATGTTTTTTAGTTTACTATAATTACCTGTAAAGTTTCTCTTATCTAATGTTTCTAACAATTTCATTCTTAGTGGTATTGGTAGATAGTGAAAGTTAATACCTAGAAATCCACCTGCCGCTGCTTGTATTGGCATTACAAGTGGAAATGTATCGTAATACGGCAACGTTGCTTTAAGTTTAGGATTGTATCTAAAGAAGTGTAGTTTGTTGAAACTAGGCGCCTTCTTAGTTTTGCCATCACGCATAAGACGAGCTGCAGAAACCCTACTAGATAGGTCTGCTACTTTTTTCTTGTACCAATTAATAGATAAATCTCTATCACCTGCTGCGTTTCTTATTGTATCAAAGACTGAAGCCATATGACTATTTATCTCTAAATATTAGAATGAAAAGAATAAAACGTATATCAAATAGGATACTAGTACAAGGCAAATACAAGCCACAGAAACCAGACAAATATAAAGGTGACCCGACAAACATTATATATCGTAGTTCTTGGGAATTGACTGTATTCAAATACTTAGACAGTAATCCTAACATATTGAAATGGGCAAGTGAAGAAATATTCATACCATATAGACACCCACTTACAAACAGAATAAGCAGATACTTTCCAGACTGTTGGTTGCGATACAAGAACACCAAAGGGGAGGTAGTAGAAACAGTATGGGAAATCAAACCAAAGAAACATACTGTACCACCTAAAGTACCAAAACGTAAGACCAAGACGTGGAAGTATAATGCAGAGCAGTATGTTATCAATGACGCAAAATGGAAGGCGTGTAAGAAGTATTGTGATAAAAGAGGTTATAATTTTCAAATCATTACAGAAGATGTACTTAAACATTGGTCAACGATATCCCCATTATAACATATAAATAGTATCATGGCAAGTTTAGCAGATAGATTAATTAATAGATTAACAGGTAGTGTATTAAACAAAAGTGCTACAAATGTGGCCTCATCAGCACCCATTCGTAATAGCAGATCAAAAGATTTTTCCAGTACAGATGAGTTTGCTAAATCAAACGAAAATCAATACTCATATGGTTCATTACGTTATCCACTTAATTTAGGTGCAAATGAGGAGTTTGGTCACTATATGTTATTTCATATATTTGAACGTACAAATTCAAAGTATCATGGTCCACAAGAAGTAGAAGAAATTATTGCTGCTGGTACACCTTTTCAGAGAAAAGAAACAAAGACTATTGATAGGGCAAGTTTAGAATTTAGTGAAGGTGTAGTACGTCAAGAAGATGATGATACTATTGCTAACATATATAAAAGACAAGATGATAGTTTATCAAAAAGTATTAGTGGTGGTTTGCGTAAGAGTGGTAGATTAGTACGAACAAAAGACACAATTGCATTATACATGCCAAATGGTTTAAAAGCTGAATATGGTGTTTCATACAAAAATAGTGAGTTAGGTATGGCAGGAGTTCTTGCACCAGACTTAGCAGGTGTATCAAATATTGATCAGTTAGTATCATCATTAAAGGCTGCAGGTACAGGCGCCGCAGTAAGAGACACTATTGCAGACGCTTTGGCTGTGGGTGCGACTACTAAGGTTGCTGGATTTCTATCTGGTGCAGATGTAGAGGGTGCAGTAAGAAAAACACTAGGTAAAGCAATCAATCCTGCGTTAGAGGCTATCTTTACAGGTGTAGATTTGCGTAATTTTAATTTTAATTTTAGATTTACTCCAAGAAATGAAAAAGAATTTAGAACAGTTGACGCAATAATCAAGTTATTTAAGTTTCATATGCACCCAGAGAGAGTACCAGGACAGAATATAGGTAGACACTTGATATTTCCAAGTGAATTTGATCTACAATTCATGTTTGGTGGAGTAGAAAATGCGTGGATACCATTTGCTTCATCATGTGTATTATCTAAACTAGATGTAAACTACGGACCAGGTGGTGAAACACAGTTTTTACAACCAATAGCTGTGCCAGGGGGTAATGCACCTCCACCAAGTGAAATCAATATGTCACTATCATTTACAGAGACAGAGATTATTACAAAAGAATTAATTAAAGAGGGTTTCTAATGGAACAAACAATAGAAAATTTTGAGGGTACAAAAATAGTAAACATAGAAGAAGGTGGTAGTATGGGTGATGTACAAGCAGGTATTGAGTTCATTTATCACATGAGAGAACATTTAGTAGATGTAGGTGTCGCAACAATATATCTATTTGCGTGTTATGCTCTGTATCTATGGTTAAAAAAGGTTATAAAGTAACATGTCATACTTCGAAAGATTTCCTCTATACGCATAT